ATGAAGACTATAAAGACTAATCTACCAATCCTTGAACAAGAAAAGCAACTTAGCTGCGACGAGCTATTTGTATATTGTAGAATGCAAGTAAAACAAAAAAATTGTCATAAAAAGTTGCTAGAATACCAAGAGCGGGTTAAGGATAACTATGAGATAATGCAGTTGTATGAATCAAATATATCATACAATGGGAGGAGTACAATAAATTATACCATAGACAACTTTGAACATGCTTTTAATAAGTTGGAGATACAAAAAATGCTTATAACAGACGGCCAAGGACAACTAAATTTATCTGATTTATGGGCTGCTTTTAAAAATATAATACCATAGTTACACACGGAGGACAATATGGAAACCAAACAAGAAACCTTTCAGAAGTTCGGCAAGAACTTCCAAGAAAACCTTTGCCATTTAATGCTTCAAGATCGCACCTTTTGTGATCAAATAAGCGAAGTGATTGATGTTGAGTTCATCCAATATGAGCACCTGAGAATATTCGTAAAGATGCTCTTAGATTACAGAACAAAATACAGACAACATCCATCTTATGAGACAATGGCAACCATCATCACATCAGAGGTTGTAAATTATACAGAGGCGCTTAAAAAACAACTGACCCAATTCTACGCCAAGGTCATTAACAATAGCGAAATCGAGAGTGTAGAGTTCATCAAAGACAATGCGATAGACTTCTGCCGCAAGCAGGTCCTCAAGAAAGCAATGATACAATCAGTCCATCTTCTCAAGTCATCTTCCTTTGAAGAGATTCAAAAGGTGATTGAGGAGGCTATGAAGCTTGGCACCAACGTTGATTTCGGTCACGATTGGCATATGGATGTAGACGACAGATATAGAATCAAGACTCGTAACCCAATAACAACTGGATTTGCTAGATTTGATGAAATTACTCAAGGCGGCTTTGGACAATCAGAGCTTGGTGTAGTTATCGCTCCGACTGGTGCTGGTAAATCCATGGCACTTGTTCACATAGGCGCCACAGCACTCAAAGAATCTAAAACTGTTGTGTATTATACACTGGAATTGGCAGAGGCAGTAGTCGGTCAGCGCTTTGACTCCTGCATCACAAAGATCAAACTTAATGACCTGTTAAGAAACAAACTTAATGTTGTCGAGAAGCTAAAAGAAATAAATGGGCATCTAATTATTAAAGAATACCCAAGTAAATCTGCCTCGACCCAGACAATTAGGAGCCACATTGAGAGACTCAAAAAGCGTGGCATAAATCCTGACATGATTATCGTTGACTATGCTGATTTACTAAAACCGGTAAAATCACAAGGCGAAAAGAGGCATGAGTTGGAAAGCATTTATGAAGAACTAAGAGGCGTTGCACAACGTGAGAAGTGTACCGTCGTCACAGCCAGCCAGACAAACAGAGGCGGCTTAAACGCAGAAGTTATAACAATGGAATCAATCTCCGAGGCCTTTAGCAAGTGCTTTGTAGCAGACTTTATCTTTTCATTGTCGAGAACACCGCAGGACAAGCAGGCAAACACAGGCCGTGTATTTATAGCCAAGAATCGTAATGGCCCTGACGGTCTTGTCTTCCCCATCTTCGCAGACTGGTCCAACGTGACCATGAAGGTCTTAGACAAGAGCGAGAACGAAGAGGACAAACCAGAGATGTCATCGAAAGACAACTTAAGATTCTTAAAACAAAAATACGCACAAACGAGATCAAAATAGGAGTGACAAAATGAGTGTAGCGAACAAAATATTATCAGACATCACCGTACACATGAAGTACGCAAGATATCTACCAGAGCAGAACAGAAGGGAGAATTGGCAAGAGTTAGTAACAAGAAATAAAGCCATGCACCTCAAAAAATTTCCGGAGCTAAAATCCGAGATTGAAAAGGCATACCAGTTTGTTTATGACAAAAAGGTGTTGCCATCAATGCGTTCGATGCAGTTCGCTGGTAAGCCAATCGAAATCAGCCCAAATAGGATTTTTAATTGCGCTTATGCTCCAATAGACGATCATCGTGTGTTTGGCGAAATCATGCTTTTGTTGCTTGGTGGAACTGGCGTTGGGTACTCTGTACAGAGACACCACGTTGAAAAATTACCATCAATCCTTAAGCCAAATTCCAAGAGAGCTAGAAGGTTCTTAATAGGAGATTCAATCGAGGGTTGGTCTGATGCTGTGTCTGCGCTTGTCAAATCATACTTCAAAGGGACATCAAAGCTTCGTTTCGACTTCTCAGATATAAGAGCTAAGGGCGAGCGCCTTGTGACCTCTGGTGGTAAAGCACCCGGCCCACAGCCTCTTAAAGAGTGCTTAATTAAAGTAGAGGGTATATTAGAGCACAAAGAGAATGGAGACAAGTTGTCTACGATTGAAGTTCATGACATTGTTTGCCACATTGCTGATGCTGTATTGGCTGGTGGTATTCGTCGTGCTGCTCTCATATCGCTGTTCTCAATTGACGACGAAGAAATGCTTGCCGCAAAGAGCGGTAATTGGTGGGAAAAGAACCCACAACGAGGAAGAGCAAACAACTCCGTTGTCATCATGAGACACAGAATAAAAAAGAAAGTGTTCTTGGAACTTTGGGACAGAATCAAAGCATCAGGCGCAGGTGAACCCGGCATATATTTCACAAATGACAAGGAGTATGGCTGTAACCCGTGCTGTGAGATAAGTCTAAGGCCGTATCAGTTCTGTAACCTAACCGAAGTAAATGTCAGTGATGTAGAAGATCAAGAAGAGTATGAGGCAAGAGCCAGAGCAGGATCGCTCATAGGCACCCTACAAGCCGCATATACAGACTTTCATTACCTCAGACCAGTATGGCAGCGGAACACCGAAAAGGACTATTTAATAGGCGTTTCCATGACCGGAATAGCCTCTGGTAAAGTGTTGGAGCTAGACATGGAAGCAGCAGCCCTTGCCGTTAAAGAAGAGAATGCAAAGATCGCAGAAATAATTGGAATTGGTCCGGCTTCTCGTTGTACAACTGTAAAACCAGCAGGGACTACGTCTCTAACTCTCGGAACATCAAGTGGAATTCATGCTTGGCACAATGATCACTACATTCGCAGAATAAGAGTTGGAAAAAACGAGGCAATCTATTCATATCTTCTCAATAATCATCCGGAACTGGTCGAAAATGAGTTCTTTAGACCGCATGACACCGCTGTTATCTCTGTGCCGCAAAAAGCTCCAAATGGGGCGATTACAAGGTCAGAATCAGCAACAGATTTATTAGAGCGTGTAAAGAAGGTTGCAACAGAATGGGTTGTCTCAGGACACAGAAAAGGCCAGAACACAAACAACGTTTCAGCAACAATCACAGTCAAGCCAGACGAGTGGGTTACTGTTGGAGACTGGATGTGGAATAATAGAAAGCATTATAATGGGCTGTCTATACTGCCATTCGCAGACCACACATATAAACAGGCACCATTCGAGGATTGTGACGAAGAAACATACTCAACAATGTTAAAATCGCTTGTAAATGTAGATTTGGACAAAGTAGCAGAATCAGAAGATAATACAGACCTAAGCGGCGAAATTGCTTGCGCCGGCGGTGCTTGCGAAATAACTTTTTGAATCCTATTTATTTTAGGGTGAAAAATGTCCGACGATGAACCACACAGAATAGAAGACAATGAGCCGGCTGGCCAACAGGCCGAGACATCTGTTAGGGTGAGGAGAATTAAGCAATCAAAAGTGATTGTTCGCATTGGCTTTGATGATAATCTAAAAGAATTCCAAATGTGGGATTATCTTTACGATGTAGAGACAGAGAAATTTGAATTAGAGGCAACCTCTGATTACAAAAATAGAATCCAGTATTATGAGGTTACAGCAGATAACAAAGCAATTCGTAAGTTTAAGCTGTGGATGATTAAAAATGATATCAAATTTAAATTTAAACTTGACAAATAAATAAAATGTGTTATATTATAGTAGGAGGAAATATGAATATTAAACCATTTAACCGGTACTTGCTTGTATCGCCAATTGAAGAGAAGAAGGAG